CCCCATTTCTCTACTTTTCCAACCAGATCAATGCGCAAGATTTTCTTGGAATAGGTCATTCCAGCCACAAATGTTGTCAGTGCTGGTCCTTCAAATAACATTCTGACCTGGTAGGGTGTCTCTTCCTGGAAAGCGTCAAACAGCGATACTGAATTTGTGTCATGTTCTAGAGTTAGGTCAAGCGTGATTTCTGGTCCGGTATGTTCGATATGGCTGAAGTATTTTTGACCAGTCCCAGTAAATTGTTCCAGAAATCCTGAATTATATTTCAGTGAGAAATCAAGCCAGGTGTTGTTAATCTGCGTTGTTCCCATTGTTCCGCTCACGGAATCAATGAACAATTTGCCTTCGCCAAAATTGATCTCATCAACAGATGGTAATGATAGACCAGCTGTAAATGTTGTTTTCTGTACCTGACGTCCGTACCAATCTGCCGATAATTGCAGACTGTTCCCGCCGGCTCCACTCAGCGTCCACGATTTAGCAAATGCATATTCCATTTCGTACGCTTGCTGATTATCCCCACCCTCAAGCGTATAGGTTGCTATGGTATTCGCAGCGGTTGTTTCTGCTGGATAGGTTCTGATCTTCCCAGAACCGACACCATCACTTCCGGCGGATACTGTCTTGATAGAACTTTCCAAAACATAGCAGATTTGCTCAAATGTAGCCGTGCCGCTCATATTCAGATTACCAAGTAATTTGGGTGTGTTGGTGCGATTCACCTTGCTCAGATAGCCGACATTTTCCGGTACATGCACAACCTCACGCTGGTCATCGAGAAAGCCATTCTCGAATCGTAGGATGCTGGTTGATGCAACCGCAGTTCCCGATGTAGTTTCTTTGCCAATTTGGCATCGTGTTAAAAGACTTATTCCTGCCATTTTTCTTTACTCCTTATTTCGTTGTTGACCCTCTTATAGGTCGCTTGTTTTTCATATAATTTGGTGGATAATAAATACTTTTCACCAAACTTTTCTACTTCTTCGTCTGATAAATCCCTGGCAGGAATACCAGCCAAGAAATTACCATTTCCCCTGTATTTCAACATTACTTTATCCTTTCGTATTTGCTCCTGTATTTTGCTTTCATCCTGGCATCTTCCCAAATTCGGCGCAATGGTTCGCGCTTTTCCGCGCTTTCCGGTCTATCCAGATAAGCCCCGAGAATTTCCTGAATCAAAAAGAACTTCTCTTTGTTTTCGGCAAGACGCATCCAGAATTCGTAATCGGAAACAACCTGGTATTTATAGGTTTCTCCATTGGCCAACATATCAGATTCTAGGAAATATCCATACGTATCATGTAATGATTTTCTCCACATCGGCATTGGACCTAAAAAACAGCCCTTTGTGAGCAATTCAACGATCCCGCCCTGCATCCACTGGAATACATCGAATGGTTTTCCGCCTATTTCGTGAACTCTGTCAACATAGAAATATGCAACGGCGTAATTCTCATGTTGGTCAAGAACAGAAGCCAGTTTTTCCAGTGCGCGCGGATACAATCTATCATCGCAATTCGCGCTGGTAATATATTCTCCGCTTGCCTGTTTGATGGCCATGTTCCATGCTTCGTAAATCGTTGGAATGTCCTGCGTAGTGATGATCTTCGCATCAAATTCTTTCGCGATCTCTTGTTCTTTGCTGCCTTCCTTGCATACAACGATAACTTCCGGGACCAGCGATTGACCGAATAGGTTCTCCAGACGTCCCTTCAGGTATTCTTCTGCATAATAAGCAGACACAATCGCTGATAACGTTACCAATTTTTCACCTCGTCTTTCTCAAATATATCTAATGCGGTACCTTCTGTGAGGTTCATAATTCGTTTTCCATCTCTCTCAAAAACCTCTTTCGCCATTCTGTATGCCTCTTCTGACCGTTCCAAGTCCGGATTATTCCAGCGCACACCCTCACCGAAATAATCCGGATGGAAATGATTCTGGTCTTCCCCTTTGCTGATCACCTCTTGATTCGGATTTCCATCAAATGAGAAACGGTGATCAATGCCAACCAGAAGGATATTGTCAAAACCCATGTAATATGCGATCTGCATACACACATACGTAACCGTATAGCCCTCATAGATGTAAGCCGCCGGGTTCATTGAAAAACAAGGGTGATAACGCGATTCCAGCGGTGCAACGTTCGTGAATTGGCTACAATATTTATCCGGAAGGAACTTGAAGCTCTTTAATCCTTTGATTCTTTCTATGCTTTGTTCGATCACCAATGGATTCACGGAAACATAGTAGGTTGGTTCAAATCCATCCAACAGATAAATCCTGTTTGTTCCGAATGATGGATATTTTTTTAGAAAAGACACTGAAACGTTTTTAAGACTTGGCCCATTGCCAATGATCAGACCAGTTTCTCCCGTATGTTTTCCTTCAAATGAATTCCAATTATTTGTTGTGAACAAATTCAACCCCTTCCGCTGGTGCTATCTTGTGTCCTTGTTTTTCCATCGCCATTTTGAATTGCTCTTCTCCAATTGTCATTGTTCCAATGTGTGGGCTGGTCAATGTAGTATCCACATACATCTTGATTCCGTATTCTCTGCATTTGTGCGAGAAGCCAATGTCCTCTCCAGGCCACACATCCCGCCATGCCTGGTCATATTGGTTGAAGAACCAGGGCGGTTGCATGGTTTCAAAAACTTCCCGCGCGATCATAATTGATCCAGTTCCTATGTCGTCCACTTCGATCAGCCCGAGATCCCATTTTGCAGGAGCATACACCGAGCCATCTTTTCCAATCAGATGGCAACAAGGGTCATAAGGATACGATCTGCGGAAATTCAACCCGCCAACGACCTGAACATTTTTCTTTTCGTTCTCCGGTGCAAATTTATCCACCAAAAACCAGCGTGCCAGCTTCTGGATCACATCCACGGGGTGTGCATGGTCTATATCCAGCATGATGACATGAGTAAAATCGCTTCCCAGTAGCTGTTCGGCGATTTTGTTTCTCGCCAGGTCCGTACGGCTATAGTTCATAAATAGCGGCTGTGCACCCTGCATGGCGATCATCCACAGCGGGTCAAATACTTCATCCGAGTAGGATATGGAACGTTCTTTCAAGACGCATAAAAGAATGCGTGGCCACACCCATGATGCAATCGGTAGCGTATTAAGTAATTTGTTAATGTACTGTGTGTTCTCTTTTTTCTTCTGTTCAATGTTGGCTGTATTGGGTTTATTTATATGTTTTCGTGCCAACGTTATTCTCCTTATGCAATATCTGACTTTACGTTCACTTCATTGACAATGAACCGGTAACCAATCGTGTTCTTTTCGGCGCTGCCCCATGACATCGGGATAAGACCGGAAGAATCAATTTTCCCAACAGAAACGACTTTCCCGCCCAACCTATCCAAACGAACGCCTTTCATGATGGCATTCGGAACAGCATCCGAAAAGTAAGCCGCGTGCCTTGCATCGTTCGGTAGATCGATTCTGGCCAGATGTATCTCCACGATGATACTCAACAGTCCCTTTTTTGAACCGTATGTATCGTCCGACGTGTACCATTGCCATGAACCAGGACCCTCAAATGTAGCGGCAAACGGGAAAACGCTCATATCATCCGGTGGATAGTCAGGAGCTGCCTTTATGCCCGACACATCTCCAATACAATCCTGAATTGCATTAATAACATCCTGTGCGATAGCCATTAGATCAATCTCCTGAACGGTTCCAGCAATAATCGAACATCAGTATCCAGTTTTGGAATCATCTGCATCATTCCCAGTTCGGAAGTTCCGGCCACACCAAAAGGACTATCTTTGCGTTTCCACAGACGAGATGCCTGGATCAAGCACGCCATTTTTACTTCCGATGGAACCGTTGAGCTGAATCCAAATGATCCTGCGATCTGTATACTTTTCTTCACAGAGGAAGGAAAGGTATAGTTTCCGTTTTCGGATACTTCAACCCATGTATATGGTTGACCATCTAAGGCGGCATTATTGGGTTTTAGGTTGTAGTCTGTGGTTGCCCATGTGGTTTCAAAGGTTCCATCGCCATCTTCATCGGTTTTGAATGTCGTAACCGTCAATAGGTCATCAACATAAACCACATTAGAATCACTTGGATCATAAATACGCGTTTCTGTTGATACATAGAATTTGCGATCAGTACATTTATCAATGAATCTGGACGCCGCATTAATGGCTGCTTCCATAGCTGTATCATCTTCCAACGATTCATATACAGAGATGGTTGTAGAATTTCCAGCCGGTAGTGTAGTCAGCGATTCGTTTACCGTAATATAGTTTCTTGCCACATCCACGACGGTATAAACACCGGCATTTGTAGTAATATTAGAAATCTTGATGACCCCGCCAACATTATTCACATCCTCGAACCGCTTGAGACCATAGGCAGAGTCAGAAATTTTTTTAGTTACAGAATCGAAAGATATGGTCGATGCGGTGTAGGTGTATTGTTTATTGATAAAATCTTTTAGCTCTGCAAGAGAACAATATCCATTTGTGATAGTCATTATTTCACTTTCACTTTTATTTTAGATGGTGCTATCTTCACTTTTGTTGCTGGTTTGTTATCATTCATCAATTCAGCATAATGACCGCGTACCAGGTTATCGGCTGATTCTTTGTCAACATCCGTAATTTGTCCTTCCGATAAATGGACTGATTTTCCCTGTATATTTGCGATCACATTTTTATTGATCTTTATTTTCATATCTCCTCTTGGAGAGGGGATTTCTCCCCTCTCTTATTTTGTTTACTTCACGAACACCCTTTCTGTAAATTGAGCGGTCTTCGGGAACGTGCCTGAACCTTTGTACAGGTTGCAGATGGCTGCGATTAAGCAGCGCGCTGTTCCGCTTGTGCCTTTCAATTTCAGATAAGGGTATGAGCCATTCACAGGCACATCGATCATATAGAGCTTGGATGCTCCGGCGCTTGAAATGTCGGTCAACGCAGAACCTGAAATTACAGCATAGGTTCCGTCCGACGCACTGGATTGGCTTGCCTGCATTTCGACAATGCAGGTTGCGTCCATTGCTCCAACATAGATCACGAATTGCGCACGATCAAATCCAGTTGCGTTGACCGCCGTTGCCGTAGTGGCGGCGTTGGTCGTTGCATTCACTGGAACGATGGCTTGAACTGTTTTAATATATTGATCAAGTTGTTCCATTGTTCCCCATTATGCCTGAGTAGCATACTGGAACGCTTCAGCCTGCAGTACAGCCCCGCCCCAGCGAACCCTTGAGAACAAACCAACCTGTCCGTTCGCCTGATACAAATACGGGTTGCGGCTTACTTCCATGCCTTGACGTTCTACCAGCGCATAGTATGCCCAGTTTCCGTAAGCCAATGACTTATTGGCTGTGGTAGTATATGAACCCATGCTGTCCGAAACGAACACTGGTTTTCCCCACAGATCCAAACCGGTCAAGCTGCTTTTGTTGTCAGCATTCAGCAAGAATACATTGGTTCCAGACAGACCCTTCAGATACCAGAAAGTTGCATTTTCCATTACCCAAACAGCACCCTCTTGATAGCCAGAGCCGAGTTTTCCCATGAGTTCAGGAATCTCGGCTGCTGCGATTGTATTGGTATTGTCAAGGGTCAACCCGGCAGTTCCACCGCTCAAAATGCCTTGCGGTTGGCCAGAGCCATTACCAGCAATGGTATAGGTATTTTCGGTCAAGCCCCACATGCGTCCCAAATGATCGTTCAGCCAGGTATCCAGATTCGCTTGCTGGTCAGCCAGGAGTTCCTCTGATATCTTGATCAGATTAGTAAATTTATGAATGGTGATGGATACTTGGCCAATCCCTGGTTCGCTTTCGTTGTAAGCGCCCTCTTCTGCTGTGATTGAGAAAGCAGCAGCAGTTCCTTCAGTTGGGATTTTTACAACATCACGGCTTGTGCCAATGACCATTGCTCCAGCGCGCCGTGCAATAGATACATCATTGCGTTTGGCGATGATACGAGAGAAGAAGTCATCTGGAACAATGTAACCACCTTCGTCCGAAGTGCCTTCCTGTAATGCACCTTTGGCGGCAATATTATCACCAGTCTTGATCCAATGCAGAAATGACTTAGTAGCATCATTTTTGAACCCCAGCTCGGTGACTTTTTTTACATTTCCTAAAGCCAAACCGCCCTGTTCATTTGACGGCGCATTGAAGGATTTTTCCATCGAATCCACTTTTTCAGAAATGGGCAATACTGCACCCTTGATCATTTCTCCGATCTTTGCGTAATCAATTTCCGCCGGCTTAATTTCTGCGGTATTTTCAGCCTGTTCTATGTTTTCGTTTTCCATTTTTTTCCCCTTACTTAGTTTTGTTGATTTAATTTCAATATTCAAATCGTTCTGCATTGTTTCGGTCTTTGCCTCTTCGGCCTCTACCTCAACCTCCGGCATCACAGATTTGACATTCACAACGGCGTATTCATTCGCCGGTTGTCTCCATTCGTTCGTGTCAAATAAAGCAAGTTCACCTATTGGCCACACATCAATCATGTTTGCTTGCCCCATTCGCACTAAATGCCCAATAGCACCCGATGATGCGCGTGCTTTACCGACATCGGCCAGCACCCGCAAGGCAAGTTGCTCCGTTTCATCCAAGCGCGCATCAAACCAATGTCCACGCTCATCGACTCTTGTGTACTTAGCCATGCCGATAACGACAGGTCGATCCTGCCAATCCATTGGATCGTCTGGACCGTAACCGTGATAATAAGTTATTGGTACCGTATCGCCGATATTCAGCCAAATTTCAGTTCCCTCGTAGAACGCTTCTCCATCTGAATCGCGCCCCATATTCGGACCGCCAAATGGCACGCCCAGCACTTCAAGTAGCGGACTATTGTAATCGTCATAATTGCGCAACGATTTAACTGTCTCTTCCGTGCGGACAGGAATGTTCTTCACATTCTCTGGAATTCGTACCTTGATCCGTAATTTTTTATCGTCCATGTTTACCCCTGTGTTTAACAAAAAAAGCCCGTTCTCTTTTACAGAGAATGGGCTTATCTATCTAAGGCGATTCTACGTTTGTTTGCCGCGACCCGAAGGTGGGGGCTGGTTAGGTGTTATACTTATCTTAAAATGTTTGTAATTATCCTTATACTGACAATTATACCA